TCTAGACATCATGGCAGGAAGAAAGAACGACCCTACCTTCTACCCAGTCATTTATGGTGCAGATCTAGAAGATGACTGGTCCGACCCAAAGGTGTGGAAGAAAGCAAATCCATCCCTTGGCATCACCGTCAGCATGGATAAAGTAAAAATGGCCTACGAGTCTGCGAGACAAAACCCCGCTGAAGAAAATAGCTTTAGGCAGCTTCGACTCAATCAATGGGTTAAGCAGGCTATTCGCTGGATGCCTATGGATAAATGGGATGCCTGTGCTTTCCCGGTTAATTCAGAAGCCCTCAAAGGTCGCGTTTGCTATGGTGGACTGGACCTTTCCTCTTCCACTGACATAACAGCCTTCGTACTTGTCTTCCCACCACTGGATGAAGATGACAAGTATGTGGTACTTCCATACTTCTGGATACCAGAAGACAGCATTGACCTTAGGGTTAGACGGGATCACGTGAATTATGATGTATGGGAAAAACAAGGCTTCCTTTTAACTACGGAAGGCAACGTTGTTCACTACGGATTTATTGAGGCTTTCATCGAGGAGCTTGGAATGAAGTATAACATCCGCGAGATTGCTTTTGACCGCTGGGGTGCAGTTCAAATGACGCAGAACTTAGAGAATTTAGGTTTCACCGTTGTGCCTTTTGGTCAGGGTTTCAAAGATATGTCTCCTCCAACAAAGGAATTAATGAAGCTGACATTGGAAGAAAAAATAGCTCACGGTGGTCATCCCGTACTTAGGTGGATGATGGACAATATTTTTATTAGAACGGATCCTGCTGGAAACATCAAAGCAGATAAAGAGAAATCCACAGAGAAAATTGACGGAGCTGTGGCCACAATCATGGCTCTTGACCGTGCAATCCGCTGTGGTGGAGAAACTGGTAATTCTGTTTATGACGATCGAGGTTTATTAGTTTTGTAAGAATAGTTTTGCATAACACCCATACGCAAAGCATCATCCTCAACCCCATCATGTAATCAGTTTTCATCAATTTTCAGTTGTCAAATACATCCACGTATATTTAGGGTAATATACTATTGAGGTGATGAAAATGCGTGATGATGCTTATCGAAATTGGCTACAGGGCAAAATTTCAAGTCGTCCTATATCTGACAGTATTAGCCGCTGTCGAAGAGTTGAAGAAAGTTTAAAGATAAACTTAGATGAGGAATTTTCAAAAGATGGTGGTCGCAGCCTTATTGATCTGCTTGAATATTCTTCCGAAGACGAAAGTCTTAATCGTCCAGCACCTACAGGTATTAGTTTTTCACCTGGCTCAAATATTAAAAATGGAATGGCCTCATTACGTTCCGCTGTTAAAAAGTATTTTGAGTTTTGCAGATCATCTAGATAACAATGCACAAATTTATGAGCATCTCAGTTGAGGTGCTTTTTTCATGCCCATTTTAAGGAGGTTTATGTCCATGGGAATATTACAAGGGATATTTAAGGCCCGAGATAAGCCTAGAGATGCTCTAGGAGGCAGCCGCTACAGCTTCTTTTTTGGAAGTACCAGCGCTGGAAAACCTGTAAATGAGCAAACTGCGATGCAAATGACGGCAGTGTACAGTTGTGTGAGAATCTTATCTGAGACGCTGGCCGGTCTACCGCTTCATGTTTACAAATACAATGATTCAGGTGGCAAAGAGAAGAACCTAAAACACCCTTTATATAAGCTACTTCATGATGAACCAAACCCAGAGATGACTTCATTTGCGTTTAGAGAAACGCTGATGAGTCATCTTTTATTATGGGGAAATGCTTATGCTCAGATTATTCGAAATGCACGAGGTGAAGTTATCTCCCTCTATCCATTGATGCCCAATAAAATGACGGTCGATCGCGATTCAAGTGGTCGGCTTTTCTATTTGTATCAGCGTGGCAGTGAGGATGCTCCTACTCTTGGAAAAGACAATCAGGTATATCTTTCTCCATCAGATGTCCTTCATATCCCAGGACTTGGATTTGATGGGTTGGTAGGCTATTCACCTATTGCCATGGCAAAAAATGCTGTGGGCCTTGCTATTGCTACAGAAGAATATGGAGCTAAGTTTTTCGCGAATGGCGCTGCTCCAGGTGGTGTTCTAGAACACCCCGGAACCATCAAGGATCCTGCAAGGATCAAAGAATCCTGGAACGCGGCTTATCAAGGGAGTGGAAATTCTCACCGGGTGGCGGTCCTTGAAGAGGGGATGAAGTATCAACCTATTGGTATTTCTCCTGAACAAGCACAGTTCTTGGAAACCAGAAAGTTTCAGATCAATGAGATTGCACGTATCTTTAGAGTGCCTCCTCATATGCTTGCTGATCTAGAGAAGTCATCCTTTAGTAACATCGAGCAGCAGTCACTGGAGTTTGTAAAATACACCCTCGACCCTTGGGTGGTCCGATGGGAACAGTCCATGTGTAGAGCACTTCTCATGGAAAGCGAGAAACCCAATGTGTTTATCAAGTTTAACGTGGATGGCCTGCTGCGTGGCGATTATGTCAGCCGTATGAGTGGTTATGCCACTGCCCGTCAAAATGGTTGGATGAGCGCCAATGATATTAGAGAGCTAGAAAATCTGGATAGAATTCCAGCGTCACTAGGTGGCGATCTCTATTTAATTAACGGTGCCATGACAAAATTACAGGATGCAGGCGCGTTCGCAAATATCAAAGAAACGGAGGAACCTAAATGAAGAAGTTTTGGAACTGGGCGCGAGATGAAAACACTGGCGTCCGAACACTCTACCTAGACGGTGTCATTGCCGAAGACTCATGGTTTGACGATGATGTCACCCCTAAGGCATTTAAAGCAGAGCTTACTGCCGGCGAGGGGGATATTGTTATTTGGCTCAATTCCCCAGGAGGTGATTGCATTGCTGCTAGTCAGATTTACGCCATGCTGATGGATTACAAGGGCACTGTTACCGTAAAGATTGATGGAATTGCTGCCTCTGCTGCCTCTGTCATCGCAATGGCGGGGACAACCGTGCTCATGGCACCAACAGCCCTGATGATGGTGCACAACCCACTTACTGTGGCCATTGGGGACAGCGAGGAAATGAAAAAAGCCATCGCAATGCTATCTGAAGTTAAAGAGAGCATCATCAATGCCTATGAAATCAAAACGGGCCAGTCAAGGACAAAGCTCTCCCATCTTATGGATGCTGAAACCTGGCTTAATGCAAAGAAGGCTATCGAGCTTGGTTTTGCTGATGGCATTTTGGAGGATGAAAAGAAAAGAAATCAGACAGAGGACTTTACCTATGCCTTTAGCCGCAGAGCTGTAACCAACTCTCTGCTAGACAAGGTAAAACCCAAATTACCAAAAGAGAATACTGGCACCCCAATTGAGTCGCTGGAAAAGCGGCTTTCTTTGATTCAACACTAAATTTTAGGAGGAAAACACTATGAATAAAATTCTTGAACTGCGCGAAAAAAGAGCAAAATCCTGGGAAGCTGCTAAAGCCTTCCTCGATACCAAAAGAGGTACAGATGGTATTGTATCTGCTGAAGATACTGTAACCTATGAAAAAATGGAAGCAGATGTCGTTGCCCTTGGTAAAGAAATTGACCGTCTTGAAAAGCAAGAAGCACTAGATCGTGAGCTTTCAAAGCCTTTGAACACACCACTTACCGGGAAACCTATCTTCCATGGCATGGAATCCAAAGGTGGCAGAGCTTCAGCCGAATACCAGAAAGCCTTCTGGAACGCCATGCGTACCCGTTCTGGTGAAGGGCTTGATCCAGTGATTAAGAACGCACTGCAGATTGGAACCGACACTGAAGGTGGGTACCTTGTACCAGATGAGTTCGAGCGTACCCTTATTGAAGCCCTGGATGAAGAGAATATCTTTAGAAAGCTGGCCAACGTCATATCCACCTCATCTGGCGATCGTAAGATTCCAGTGGTCGCTTCCAAAGGGACTGCCTCTTGGATTGATGAAGAAGGTGCCATTCCTGAAAGCGATGAGAGCTTTGGACAGGTTTCCATTGGCGCTTATAAGCTAGGTACCATGATCAAGGTATCTGAAGAGCTTCTAAATGACAGCGTCTTTAATCTTGAAAACTATATCGCCAGGGAGTTTGCAAGACGTATCGGTAACAAGGAGGAAGATGCCTTCTTCACAGGAGATGGTTCCGGGAAACCTACAGGTATCCTTGCTGCCACAGGTGGAGCACAGATTGGCGTAACCGCTGCAAGTGCCACAGCCATCACTATTGATGAAGTGCTGGATCTTTTTTATTCTCTTAAATCGCCTTACAGAAACAAGGCCGTATTCGTTATGAATGATGCCACCATTAAGGCCATTAGAAAGCTAAAGGATGGTCAGGGTCAGTATATCTGGCAGCCTTCTCTTCAGGCTGGAACTCCTGATACCATTTTGAATAGACCTGTTTACACTTCAGCTTACGCACCTACCATCGCCGCATCTGCAAAGTCCATCATCTTCGGTGACTTTGGTTACTACTGGGTAGCGGATCGTCAGGGTCGTGTCTTTAAGAGACTTAATGAGCTCTATGCAGCCACTGGACAGGTTGGCTTTGTTGCAACTCAGCGTGTGGATGGAAAACTGATTCTGCCTGAGGCCATTAAAGTGCTTCAACAGAAAGCGTAATGGAGGTGTCCTATGAGTTATAACACAAAGAACTATACCGAACAGGGCGGTGAAAAAACCGTTATTGGTGGAATTCTTGAAATCAAGGATGGGGCGCTCGTCACTGGTCTCCCCGTTCTCGATAATCAAGCTGCAAGTACTGCAGCTACTGTAGAAGATTTGGTAACGGATTTTAATGCCCTTCTTACCAAACTTAAGGCATCAGGGTTTATGATTTCAGACTAATGAAAGGATGGTGGCGGTATGACACTGCTGGAAAAAGTAAAAGCAAATCTTATTCTTGATCACTCGGCTGATGATGAACTCCTTGAGATGTACATCACCGCCGCCA